TGGCCTGGAAACAAAGGTCATCTTCCTTGATCACCTATCGATCCTGTTATCAGGTCTTGAAGGGGATGAACGTCGAATGATCGACACAACCATGACAAAACTAAGGTCATTGGTTGAACGAACAGGCATCGCATTATTTCTCGTATGTCACACAACAACACCACCTAATGGACAATCACATGAAGAAGGAGGAAGGGTACAGCTCCGAAGCTTGCGCGGAAGTAGGAGCATTGGTCAACTTAGCGACGCAGTTATTGCACTCGAGCGAGATCAACAGGGCGGATCTGAACGAGATGCTACGACAGTGCGAGTCCTTAAAAATCGCTATTCAGGCGAAGTTGGTGAAGCTTGCCAACTGAACTACGACTTAGAAACTTGTAAATTTAATGAAACAGCAACAACAGCAGAGTTCAACGCAACAACAGATTTTTAAACCTAACCCACCTACACCTGAAGCAATTAAGAAAGCACAGTTTGTAGATAAAACATACCAATGGACTAATGCTCGTATTCGATCTGGAAACTAACGGATTGCTTGATGATGTTACTAAGATCCACTGTCTTGTTATTTATGACAGTGAAGCTGATACAACCTGTATCTATAACGATCAAGGTAATCAAGAACCAATGGTCAGAGGTATTCAACGTTTAGAAGATGCTGATGTATTAGCTGGCCACAACATCATTGGTTATGACATACCAGTTATTAAAAAAATATATCCGTGGTTTGAGCCACTTGCATTTGTATTAGACACCTTACTTCTTTCACGTCTATATCACACAGACATGATGGAGATAGACAAGAAGCGCAACATAGAATACATGCCGCTTCCGTTATATGGCCGTCATTCACTAGAAAGCTACGGTCATCGTCTAGGTGAATACAAAGGCGAGTTCGGTAAGAGCACAGATTGGCAGGAATGGTCACCAGAGATGGAGTCCTACTGCGCACAAGACGTAAATGTAACAGTCAAATTATGCGACCACTTCCACAAATACCTGAGTGGGTCAAGCTAGAGCACGACGTTGCTCAGATATTAACTAATCAAGAAATACATGGATGGTATTTTGATGAACGCGCTGCATGGAAACTTGCATCGTCTCTCAGAACAGAACTTGAAGAAACTCATCAGCTACTACGTGACCGGTATCCTTTCGTTGCCGGATCAATATTTACTCCTAAACGAAATAATCGGACCCAAGGCTATGTCGAAGGTGCTCCATTTACACGCCTCAAAGAACTAAATCCTACATCCCGAGATCATATTGCATGGATATTAAAGACGCATCATGGTTGGAAGCCAACCCAGATGACAACTACTGGGAAGCCGATTATCGACGAGACTGTATTGAAGGAGATGGCTGCATCAGGTGGACCGTCGATTGCTTTGGAGTTTCTGAAATGTCTAGATATTACGAAGAGCTTGGGGATGATCTCCGAAGGCACCAACGCATGGCTCAAGCTATGTACGACTGCTAATCGGATACACCACCATTGTTCTGTTGCAACGGTAACGCACAGATGTGCCCATCGAAATCCAAATTTAGCTCAGTGTAAAAGTGATGATGAATTTAGGAAATTATTTACAGCATCGCCAGGTCAAATTATGGTTGGGGCTGATCTTAGTGGGATCGAACTTAGGATGCTCGCACATTACCTTGGACGATGGAGTCACAACTTTAGAGACACCTTACTCAATGGAGACATTCATCAAGTCAACGCAGATAAGGTCGGAGTTTCTAGACGACAAATCAAAACCATTAGCTACGCTTTTATCTATGGAGCAGGAAATCAAAAAATTGGTATGTCCTATGACCCTTTATTAAATGAGACGCAAGCTAAAAAGAAAGGTAAGGAGATTAGAGAGGCATTTGTTTCTGCAATTGATGGACTTTCAGAATTACTAGAAGCGATTAAAGAGGCAAGTAAAAAGGGTTATATCAAATCAATAGACGGTCGGCACATCATAGTTGACAGCCCACACAAAGCATTGAATATGCTTTTGCAATCATCCGCGGCTGTAATAGCAAAACGGTGGATGGTTATTACAAACGAAACTATTAAACAAACTGGGTTGTGTGCTTCACAACTCGCCTTTATACATGACGAATTACAATACGAATGTTCCCCTGAACAGGCAGCTGACTTATCAGCATCCCTGGTATTTAGCAGTCTCGCAGCTGGAGAATACTACAAGTTACGTATCCCCATCGAAGCGGAAGCAAAACAAGGGAGAGACTGGTCAGAGGTCCATTAATGAAACTACTCATTGATGCAGACTACATAGTCTATAAAGCCTGCGCTGGAGCAGAAGAAGATATTGATTGGGGTGATGATGTCATTACTGTAGTCAGTAAGTTCTCTGAAGCAATGAAAAATGTTGAGCGTGACCTAACTAAAATCAAAAATGAATTTATGTGGGATACGCCAACACTAATTCTTTTCTTCAGTGACTCTAAGAATTTTAGGAAGAAAATTTATCCCGATTACAAGGGGCATCGAAATCGTAAGAAGCCTTGTGGATACAGAAAAGTTATCACACAGCTAGCAGAACGCTATGAAGTCATCAAACTACCAACACTGGAAGCAGATGATGCTATGGGTATTTATGCAACAGCTAACATTGATAATATTATTTGTAGTCCTGACAAAGATATGCGGCAGATACCTGGAAAATTATTTGATATGAAAGAGTTGACTACCATTGACCCTATAGAGGGTGCAAGGTGGCACCTAATTCAAACACTTGCGGGAGACCAGACTGATGGCTACAGCGGTGTTCCTGGTATTGGAATCAAACGAGCAGTAGCTTTGTTTGAAGAGCACGGCTACACATGGAAAACAGTAGTCAAAGCTTTTGAAGACAAAGATCTAACAGAAAATGATGCGCTCATGAATGCACGCCTAGCACGAATCCTAACTTGTACAGACTATGACCCAATCGAACACGCCGTCATTCCTTGGACCCCCAGCGCCGATTATAGAGCCGACAGTAGAGCAAGCATTCAAGTTAAGGAGACTTGAAGACTTACTACCAAAGGCAGATAAAGAAGACATCATCACATTATTTATGGCGTTACAACGTCAAAACTTTGCTCTTTGCAATACCGTATCCAACCTAGTTAAACTATGGCCAAATCACCTGCCTACTACACAAGAGGTTCCATCGAATGTTGGGACTTCATCCGAGACCAACAGCTAAATTACCATTTAGGCTGTGCTGTGAAGTATATCTGCAGAGCTGGATACAAGATCAGCAAAGTATCAGATATAGAAAAAGCAATCCACTATTTACAGAACGAACTTGACAACACCTTACTCGACTCACCAAACATTGATGGATCAGGCGGAGGAATTCCGGTCTGCTTACAATCTTACGACGAATGGGAATCAGAAGCCAATTCAAAAGGCTTTGATCGATGAAGAGTGGAGTGAATTCCACGAGGCATATTTTTTAAAAGATGATTGTGAACAACTTAAAGAGTTAGCAGACCTTGTGTATGTTTGCTTCCAAATGGCTGCGTCCCAAGAATGGGATCTAGATGAAGCCATGCGTCGTGTACACAAATCAAACTTGTCGAAGTTAGGAGAAGACGGTAAGCCCATTTACAGACCTGATGGCAAGGTTCTAAAAGGACCAAATTATGCACCACCAACCCTAAAAGATTTGACAGACAAATGACTAATGCATACGGCACAAAGGAATTTTACGCCGAGCATTTTGCAGACTTGATTGCTGATGTTCAACACGACTCACCTGAAATTAGTGACAATTTAATTGCTGGCTTCCTGTTAGCAATAGACGACTGGCGTCAGTATCACGTTAAGCAAATTCTGGAACTAGACAGAGTTGAGTTTAACGCAACCGACAATTTGAAACAATTTAACAATGACTAATTTAATCGCCCGTACAGGACGGGTACAATCTTGGATTGATGATCCAACAGGACGACTTCCTGTCAGCTGCACTGTATTTGTAGTTGAAAATGAAATGGAGGGCCCTAATGGTATTGAGGCCAGCTGGAGATTTGCTTCACATGCTCTGAGGTATGGAGCAGGTTGTGCTATCCACCTAGATAAACTTGACCCTAAAGGTCATGTCAGAGAGTCAGGTGTTACTGCATCTGGCCCTGTAAGTTTTGGTAAAATATATTCTTCACTAAATGAGATTTTACGACGGGGTGGGCATTATAAAAATGGTGCAGTTGTTCTCCATATTTCGCTCAATCACCCCGATGCTCTTGACTTTATTACTACTCCTAGATCGGAATTACCTTGGGTCAAGCGATGCATCAACATCACTGAAGAGTGGTGGAAGGATTGTACGTTTAAGGAAAAGCTCCTTCATGGAATCAAGTCCGGAGACATCTGGCTAAACAAAGTTAAGTACGACAATGAAGGAAACAGAATTAGAGGCAACGTATGCCTGGAAGTTTATTTGCCCTCACGCGGAACATGCTTGCTTCAACATGTCTCTTTGGGTGCCTGTGAGTTCGGGGATATCCCGCGAGCTTTTGTTGAAGGTATGCAGGAATTGTGTGCCCTCCACTCTAGAACTGGCGTTGGCAATGATGGGGAATACCTCACACCAGAAGTTGACAGACAAGTTGGACTTGGAATGCTCGGACTTGCCAATCTCTTACGAAGGTACGGAGTAACCTACGAAGATTTTGGAAAAGCACTTGAACAATATAACAATGGTGAAATTATCCACTCCCCTGCTTATGAACTTGTCTCACAATTTGCTTCAGGAATTGACCAAGCAACCTCAATCGCTCGGGCTAATGATATGGTTCGCGCCTTTGCTATCGCTCCAACCGCCAGTTGCAGTTATAGAAGCTTGGATCTGGATGGCAATACTTGCACACCAGAAATCGCTCCACCTATCTCGCAGACAGTCGATCGCGACTCGGGTACTTTCGGAGTACAAACTTATAACTACGGTGACGTAGAAATTGCATCAGAAGTGGGTTGGGATAATTACAAACGTGTAGCAGATGGCATCATGACAATGCTTGAACGCACAGGACTTCTTCACGGTTATAGCTTCAACTCTTGGAGTGATGTAGTGACCTACGACAATGCGTTCGTGGAAGAGTGGCTTAGGTCTCCGCAAACAAGCCTCTATTACTCATTACAGGTAATGGGAGACACTCAAGATAAGACCGATGCATATGCTGCACTAGATGCAGAAGATGTAGAGAATTATTTGGAGAACATATTAAATGAAGAACTTACATGTGACTGTCAAGAATGAACCCTTACGAGAAACTACAAAACAGGAAAAGAAAGTGGACACCAGTCCAGACGACTGCCGGATTATGCAAGGCAGGGGCGGAAGAGACGGTACGCCGTGCTCTTGCGTTGCGACACATGGAACTACCTGTGGGAGATTTTATACGTGATGGATTGGCTACCGACGTACCAAAACTATCGCGGGAGTTATTGGAATCCAATGTCAAGGATGAAGAAAACCACGACTTGGCACTTGGTTACATTGCCAATTCTTACGGGATTGATGAAAAAGCTGAATCGGAAGCTCTCCGGCTCAGGGAAGCTTGGACTTCGCATCCGGATCATACGATCCTCAAAGCGATGGTTGCCGAGCGTGCAATATTCTTCGTACTTCTACCATTCTTCCGCGCTAATGGTGACGCTGGAATGCGAACAGTAAGTGCAGATATAAGTAGAGATGAACAAATTCACGTTGCTGCCAATAGTCTTGTTTGTCGCGAGTTGGGGCTTACTGTCAGTCCTAGTCTTGATAAACTCCGCAAAGCAACTATCAATTGGGTAATGCAGCCGCTAGGTATTAATACTACTGATAAATATTTGGATAAAAAATTTTGGCTAGATTCTAGTGATCGCCTGATGTATGAAGGCAAAGCTCCTGAGCTTTCTTTCACCAAAGCAGCCAGAGTTCCAGCATTCTTTGAGCACTCAAATGTCAACTTACCTCAGTACGCTTGAAACCGTGGGTATGCAAACCCGTGGTTTAGTACATCAATTAGAAGAAACGTTTCCACCAACAAACCCTAATCCAGAAGATACAATGGAAAAGATTATGTTTAGGTCTGGACAGCGTAGTGTTGTCGAGTGGATAATTAATTATATGGAGGATAATTAAAGTGTTATACAGACAGCGATCTGAACAGATCAATAACTTATACCGTACTATCTACAAAAGAAATGCTCATGCTGATGAAATTTCAGGTTGGATGGGTAGTGGACAAAATATACCAACGATCAATCAAAATCTACAGACAAGTTTTGATAGAGATGGTGATCAATTAGCACAGAATCTACGAGCCAGTCTTCAGATCCAACCAAACACACCACCTACTACACCTACTACTCCTACTGCTACTCCGGCACCTGCTCCTAGCAGTACCCCTTCACTCAGAGACCAGATCAACAGTTCATATATTGAGCATTACAACAGAAATGCTGATCCTGAGGAGATTGAAAACTGGATAGGGACTGGTCGTACTAGCAACAACATTAACGAATTACTTCAACGAAGTTTTGCTAGAGATGGTGAGCACTTAGGAAGAAATGAGGTAGCCGCTCTTCAGATTCAACCAAATGGTCCAACACTTTCAGCCAGAGAGCAGATCAACAATTCGTATATTGAGCATTACAACAGAAATGCTGATCCTCAAGAAATTGAAAACTGGAGAGGGACTGGTAAACCTACCGACGTAATTGACCAATTGCTTCAACAAAGTTTTGCTAGAGATGGTGAACACTTAGGACAGGCTGAGGTAGCCGCTCTTCAAGTTCAACCAAATGTTCCAACACCAAGTGAGCCTGAACCTAATCCTGTTGCAGTAGACCAAGAAACTCAAACAGGAGTAGTAGATGACAAGCAGGTTGAACTTGATGGGATAATAGATGCTTTAAATTTACGGATCGAGGGACTCGAAGGTCAATTACAAACCCAAGGAACCTCCTATAAAGATCTTTTAGATAGTCAAGCAACGACCTTAAGTACAACTCTTGCTGAGCAGAATACGGGGCATCAAAATGCCATGAGAGAGTTAGGCATAGGATTCGATAAAATTCTTAGTGACAGCACTGATGCAAGTGACGCTGTAATTGGTGGTTTACGAAATGACATTCTCGGTTTAAATACTACAATGTCAGATAATGCAGCTGCGAACCTTGAAAATATCCGCGGTCTAACCGAATCATTTGATACACGATACGCTGCTCAAGAAGCTAATAATCTTGGTTTTATTGAGAATTTAACTAATTCATTTAATGACCGTTACGATACTCAAGGTGAATTATATGCCAATAATCTTTCTAACTTGAGAACTGAGCTCACTGGAGCAATGCAATCACAGGCAGGTATATATGATGATAGAATCCTGAATATGCAAAATGAATATAATACAAACAGTATGGCACAAGAGCAAAGATATATGGATAATATTCAAACTATGACGAACACCCACGCCGAGCAACAAAGACAGCTTAGAGACACATTAAATTCCCAAGCTAATCCTCATTCAAGACAAACTCAAGTTGGTGTACAAGCACCTAACGCTCAGGGTCAGGCTGGTGCCGCAATGCTCCAGGCTAGAGGAACTAAAGGTACATTTAATCGTCAAGGCTTACGCATTCAAGGACTTAATATTTAAATTAAATGTCAGCAAGAACAAGGTATGACTATTTAGCTAGCGATCGTTCCCAATTCCTAGAAGAAGCACGTCAAGCATCAGAACTAACCCTTCCATATTTAATCCGTGGACATGAAGAACACATGTCAGGTATGAAAAACCTAAAGACTCCTTACCAATCGGTTGGAGCTAAAGGATGTGTGACATTAGCAAGTAAGCTGATGTTGGCACTACTGCCTGTACAAACAAGTTTTTTCAAGTTACAACTAGACGAAAGCCAACTCGGTGAGGAGTTTCCTCCTGAGATGAAATCAGAACTTGATCTCTCTTTTGCAAAAATAGAGCGAATCATTCTGGAATCTATCTCTGCATCTGATGACCGAGTAGCTGTTCACCAAGCATTACTACATCTTGTAGTTGCTGGTAACGCTTTAGTTTATATGAGTAAGTATGGACTCAAGGTATATCCTCTGAATCGATATGTTGTAGAACGGGATGGCAACGGTCAAGTAATTGAAATAGTCACTAAAGAACGTATTGCAAAACAACTCATCGAGAATCAATTACCTAAAGAACTATTAGATAAAGATCCTCCTAGTGATGAGTCTTCATATGATGATGACGTAGATGTGTACACACATATTAAACGTGATAACAATCGCTTTGTATGGCACCAGGAAGTCAATGGTTCTGTGCTTAAAGATTCTAAAGGTAAAGCTCCAATCAATATCAATCCTTGGATTCCTTTACGGTTTAACACTGTGGATGGTGAAGGCTATGGACGCGGAAGAGTAGGTCAGTTTATTGGTGATCTTAAGTCACTAGAGGGACTTTCTCAGGCACTCGTAGAAGGCTCTGCAGCTGCTGCAAAAGTAGTCTTTACAGTATCACCTTCAAGTACAACTAAGCCCTCCACTCTGGCCTCAGCAGGTAATGGAGCAATCATTGCAGGACGTCCTGATGATATAGGCGTAATTCAAGTTGGAAAGACAGCTGACTTCAGGACTGCTTATGAAATGGTAGGGACTTTAGAACGTAGGCTTAGTGATGCATTTCTGATCATGAATATTAGACAGTCAGAACGAACTACAGCAGAAGAAGTTCGCATGACTCAGATGGAATTAGAGCAACAGCTCGGAGGTCTATTCTCTCTGCTTACTGTTGACTTCCTAGTCCCTTATCTAAATAGAAAACTAGCAGATGCACAGAGAAAGGGAGAGATCCCTAAGATCCCTAAGAACATTGTTAAACCTACAATCGTTGCAGGTATCAATGCACTGGGTCGTGGGCAAGATCGAGAAAGCTTAGGACAATTCCTAACAATTCTTGCACAAACACTTGGGCCTGATGCTATTGCACAATTTATCAATACAGATGAAGTAATTAAACGTCTGGCTGCAGCACAAGGAATTGATGTTTTAAATCTGGTTCGCAGTATGCAAGAAATACAGCAGGAACGAGCTGAACTTCAACAACAACAGATGCAAATGCAGCAACAACAGATGCAAATTGATGCTATGAAAACTCCTGCTATGGATCCATCAAAGAATGGTGAATTACAGGCACAAGAAATGGCAATGGCACAGCAGCAACAACAACCACCAATTTAAAAAAGTAATATATGGCAGAAGTAATGTCAATGCTCTCTGATGAAAATAATCAGGGAGAACTAAATGCAGATGAACAAGAGTCTCTGCAGATTGGAGAAGAAATGGAGCAGCAGCAAGAAACTATGCTTGCTGGTAAATATAAAAATGCTGAGGAGCTTGAAGCTGCTTACATTGAACTCCAAAAAAAACTAGGTAACCCTAAAGAAAGGGAAGAACTAAAAGAGGAAACACCTACTGTAGAGTCTGAAGACAAAGCACAAGAGAAAACCGAAGAGTCATCTACCGACCCAACTTTATTTGAACGTCTTTATGAAGAGTCTCAAAATGAATTTACAGATCAAACCCTAAAAGAACTTGCCCAATCTAGACCACAAGATTTGGCCAAGATGTACTTAGAGTATAGGCATAGTAATGAACCTAAAAAAGCAGAGCTTAGTGAGTCAGATGTATCTACACTAAAAAACTCTGTTGGTGGTGAGAAAGCCTATACTGAAATGTTGGAGTGGGCTGGTCAAAATCTCAACGAAAATGAGATTAAAATGTATGACTCAGTAATGGAATCTGGTAATCCTGGTGCAGCATACTTTGCTATGCAAGCATTAAATTACCAATTCAAAGACTCTGTTGGTGTTGAAGGTAATTTGCTTCAAGGCAAGGCTTCAACAAATAATAAACAAGGCTTCAAGAGTCAGGCAGAAGTAGTAAAAGCGATGCAAGATCCGCGCTATGACAGAGACCCTGCATACAGACAGGAAATCATGGCAAAACTTGAAAGTTCAGACGTTAATTTTTAAACAAACAACCCTTATTTTTATAATGAAAAAATTTATCACAATTCTCTCTACCCTTGCTTTGGGTACACCTGCACTGGCTGGTCCTTATGTCAACGTAGAAAACAATGCAGGCTTCAGTGGTTCAAACTTTAATGGACATGCGACAGATTTTCATCTAGGTTATGAGAACAGTGCAAGCTTTGGTTCATACTACGTACAAGCTGGACCTACTATTTTTGCACCTGATGGTGATGATGCAGAGACTCGCCTGACAGGTAAAGTCGGCGGTTCTATTCAAGCTACAGAGAATGTCTCTATCTATGGAGAACTAGCTGCATCATTCGATTCAGACGTAAATGATTACGGTACAAAGGTCGGAGTTAAGTACAGCTTCTAATGAACGATACACAAATCTGGCCACATGAACCTCGGATGGAAGTAATGAACGGAGTAGATCAAGGACGACATGCAGAGCGATTGAATGGTCGCCTAGCAATGCTAGGTGTCATCGCTGCACTAGGTGCTTATGCAATGACAGGACAACTTATTCCAGGTATTTGGTAATGGCTAAAGGGCTATATGCAAACATCCACGCCAAGCGTGAACGCATTAAAAAAGGCAGTGGTGAATCAATGAGGAAGGCTGGAGCCAAAGGTGCTCCTACCGCAGCCAACTTTAAGCGGTCTGCAAAGACAGCAAAGAAAGCTAAATAGAATTAATGGAGGGTGCAATTCCCTCCCTAGCTCTAGACAGCCAAGTCTTAAAAATGGTCTTACTTACTAGAACAAAAACACATGAACTACTATTTAAATGACCGCTACAATTACGCTACAAAGACAACAGAATACTTGGAATAACTTCTGTGACTGGGTAACCAGTACTAACAACCGACTGTATGTTGGATGGTTTGGAGTCCTTATGGTTCCAACACTACTAGCAGCTACAACTTGTTTTATTATTGCATTCATTGCAGCACCACCCGTAGACATAGATGGCATTCGTGAACCAGTTGCAGGATCGCTCCTGTACGGAAATAACATTATATCGGGAGCAGTTGTCCCGTCTTCAAACGCTATCGGACTTCACTTCTACCCAATCTGGGAAGCAGCAAGTCTCGATGAATGGCTTTACAACGGTGGACCATTTCAACTGGTCGTCTTTCACTTCCTTATCGGTATCTACGCTTACATGGGACGCGAATGGGAACTTAGCTATCGACTCGGAATGAGGCCCTGGATTTTTGTTGCATACTCCGCACCCGTGGCAGCAGCATCGGCTGTCTTCCTTGTTTATCCCTTTGGACAGGGTTCTTTTTCAGACGCTATGCCTCTTGGCATTTCCGGTACTTTTAATTATATGTTGGTATTCCAAGCCGAGCACAACATCCTCATGCATCCCTTCCACATGTTGGGAGTTGCTGGTGTATTTGGTGGAAGCTTGTTCTCAGCTATGCATGGATCTCTTGTTACGTCTTCCCTTGTACGTGAGACAACTGAAACAGAAAGTCAGAACTATGGTTATAAGTTCGGACAAGAAGAAGAAACTTATAATATTGTTGCAGCCCATGGTTACTTTGGTCGCCTCATTTTTCAATATGCGTCTTTTAATAATAGCCGTAGCCTGCACTTCTTTCTCGCTGCTTGGCCTGTCGTGGGTATCTGGTTTACTGCTCTTGGGGTTAGTACTATGGCATTCAACTTAAATGGCTTTAACTTTAACCAGTCCATTCAGTCATCCGATGGTCATGTCCTAAATACTTGGGCAGACATCCTGAACCGTGCTGGTCTTGGTATGGAAGTAATGCATGAACGTAATGCACATAACTTCCCACTTGACTTGGCATCAACACAATCAACACCAGTTGCCTTAGTAGCACCAGTTGTTGGTTAAGTGAGATAGATCTTACAGAGGGGTGCAATTCCCCTCATCACTATTGGCTTTAGCCCCTTACGAGGGATACCTTTAGCCGTCTAGACGGTGGGATAGACCACAATACAAATTGAATAATACTCAGAGATCTTTGAGAGTCGTACATAATTAACTCTCTTTTAAAATGGCACATCAGTCTACAGACCTGACAACCAATTTGGTTAATCTAGGTCAATCAAATCTCTCCGGAGACAAGCGAGCTTTGTATCTTAAGCTCTTCTCTGGTGAGATGTTCAAAGGCTTCCAGCACAATGCAATCGCTCGCGATCTTGTGATGAAGCGTACACTTAAGAACGGCAAGTC